TAAGTGGACAAGAAATAACCGGTGGAACCGTACCAATCGGAAGTGGTGGTACAGGAGCAACTTCAGCAGGTGCAGCGAGAACCGCACTTGGTGTAGATGCAGCAGGAACAGATAACTCAACTAATGTAACTCTTGTAACAACATCACATGATTATTTATCATTAAGTGGACAGGCAATAACATTAGGAACAATACAAAATGATGATTTAGCAAATTCATCAATTACAATTAATGGTTCAGCTGTCTCACTAGGAGGTTCAGTATCAACTCCAAACGATAACACTCAATTATCAACAGAAGAAGTTCAAGATATAGTAGGTGGAATGTTAGGTGGTACTGAAACAGGAATTACAGTAACTTATCAAGATGGTACTGGTGATATTGATTTCGTAGTAGCATCTCAAACAGATAATAATTTTACTACTACATTAAAGAATAAATTAGATGGTATAGAAGGAGGTGCAGATGTAACAGATGCAGCAAATGTATTAGCATCATTACCGGGAGGTGTAGTATCTGGTTCATCACAAATAAGTGGTGTAACTAACTCACAATTAGCTGGTTCAATTGCAAATTCTAAACTTGCAAATGATAGTGTTAGTTTTGGTGGAGTATCAGTAGATTTAGGTTCTTCAGATTCAACACCAGCATTTGATTTATCAGATGCAACTAATTATGCAACTTCTAATTTAAGTGGTACAATAACAAACTCACAATTAGCAGGTTCAATTGCAGCAAGTAAATTAGCTGGTTCAATTGGAAACTCTAAACTTTCAAACTCAGCAATTACTATTAGTGGAACTTCAGTATCACTTGGTAGTAGTATTAGTGATGAAACTTTATTTGGTGGAACTGGTATAGTATCTGGTTCTTCACAAGTATCTTTAGAAACTGTGACTGGTGGTAGTGGAATCCAATCAGGTTCTATTACAAATGCAGATTTAGCAGGTTCAATAGCAAATGGTAAATTAGCAAACTCAAGTATATCAGTAGATGGTGTATCTATCTCATTAGGTGGTTCAGTATCAACTTTACAATTAGGTACAAGTTCAACAACTGCACTTGCGGGTGATACTACAACTATTACAACTTCACAAGCAAATGCAATTACTGCGAATACTGCTAAAAATACAAACGTAAGTACAGATTTATCTAAAACAACTGCAGCTTCACAAATAACAATTCATTCATCAGATGGTGATGATGTAGTTATTGGAGAAGCAACTGGTACTATCGCTGGTTTAATGAGTACAACTCATCATGATAAATTAGATGGTATTGAATCTAGTGCTGATGTTACTGATATGGGTAATGTTAGGAGTGCACTTAACAATGCAATGACTAGTAATACACTTACTATTGGTGATGGTTCTACAACAACAACCTTCCCTGGTAGTATCGTAGTAACTGGAACAACAACTACAAATAATGTAGAAACTGTATCAACATCAAATGGTGTTGTATTTGAAGGAAATAATGCAGATTCTAACGAAGTAACGTTATTAGCTGGAACTGTATCAGCCGATAGAACAGCAACTTTACCAGATAAGACTGGTACAATTGCAATGACATCTGATATACCAACAAATAACTCTGGATTAACAAATGGAGCTGGATATATCACATCATTCGATATTACAACTCAAACAGATAGTAAATACTTAAGAAGTAATGCTAATGATACTGCAACTGGTATTATATCAATCACAAACTCAACTGCATCAACATCCAAAACGACTGGAGCACTTAAAGTAACTGGTGGTGTTGGTATTAGTGGAGCATTGAATGTTGGTGGTGATGTTGTAGCATACGCTTCTTCGGATGAAAGATTAAAAGATAATATAGAACTTATCTCTAACCCAATTGAAAAAGTACAATCTTTAAAAGGTGTAACATGGAATTGGAACTCAAATGCAGATGAATTGCAACAATCATTACCAAATGTTGGTGTAATTGCACAAGATGTTGAGAAAGTTCTACCACAGTTGGTAACTGATAGAGATAATGGGTTCAAGGGCGTTGATTACGCTAAACTTACAGGACTACTTATCGAAGCTATCAAAGACCAACAAAAACAGATTGATGAATTGAAAAGTAAACTTTCTTAAATAAGAAGTTAACTTAACGATTCAAATTTAATAAAATTAAATAGTATATATGTATCTTTATATAAAGGTAATATACTGTTTAGGGTAGATAATTATATAAAAAAGGTAAGTCATATATATGGCACAAGTAGTTAGACTAAAAAGAACATCGGTTGCTGGTAGAAAACCTACCACATCAAATTTGGAACTCGGAGAATTAGCGATTAATACTTACGATGGTAAGATATTTTTCGAAAAAGATTCGGGAACTCCTTCCATTAGAGAAATAGCCACAGAAGATACTTACTATTTTTATACAACCTCACTAGATTCAAGATATGTTAACCTCACAGGTAATGAAACCATTGCAGGTAACAAAACATTCTCAGACGATATAACAATATCAGGAAACCTTTCAGTAGAAGGAACTACAACTACAATTGATTCAACTACTGTTAATATAGGTGATAATCTTTTAGAACTTAATTATGGAGGTTCTCAAACCTCAGGTGGTATCTTAATAAAAGATGCAACTGGTGATTCAACTACTTCGGGTTCATTCTTATGGAATTCAACAACTGATAGATGGACTGCTGGAAAATTAGGTTCTGAATCAAACATATTATTATCAAATGGTGATGGTATAATTTCCTCATCTGCACAATTAACTTCAACATTTTTAGAAATCAATGGAGATGGTGTACTAAGTGGTAGTAATTTAGATGGAATGACCGTAAGTGGTTCATTTAGTGGTTCATTTAAAGGAGATGGAAGTGGATTGACTAATGTAACTGCAGAAATTTCAACAGTTGCAACAGTAACCGATACTTTTACAAATGCAACTTCAAAAACAGTAACACACAACTTTAATACTAAAAATGTAATAGTATCTGTATATGATGATAGTGATGGATATTTTATACCAAATACAATCGTAACAACAGATGCAAATACAGTAACAGTAACATTCTCATCAGCAGAAAGTGGTAGAGTAGTAGTTGCAAAAGGAGGTCATATTGTACAAGGAGTTGCAGCTGATGATTCAAACTTACTAGATGGTCAAAATGCAGCATATTACTTAAATTATAATAATCATACAAATACTCCAACAACTATTACAACTTCTCAAGCAAATGCAATAACTGCTAATACAAGTAAGGTAGGATATACAGATGCACTTGTAAAAACTAAATTAGATGCAGATGGAGTTCATAGTGGTTCTACAATTACAGAAAGTAGTGATTTTACAATTGATGCAGGTGGTGATATCATTTTAGATGCAGATGGTACAGATATAATCTTAAAAGATGGTGGTACTTCATTTGGTAGATTTAAAAGAGATAGTTCTGATTTTATTGTAAAATCTGAAACCAACAATAAAGATATTGTATTTAGAGGACAAGATGGTGGTTCAACCATAAATGCTTTAACTTTAGATATGTCTGAAGCAGGTACTGCAATATTTAATAACGATATTCAAGCAGTAGGTAATATTAGTGGTTCATCATTTAATGGTACAGGTCTTATAAGTGGTTCAGCACAAATAACAAACTTAACAACTCATAAAGAAACAGTTAGTGGAGCATCTTCTTATGATGTAGACCACAACTTAGGTGAACAATATCCAATTGTTCAAGCATGGAATACTGCAACTTCAAAACAAGAATTACCTAATTCTATAACAACAAATTCAGTAAATCAAGTAACTGTTGATTTTTCTACAACTTTTGCAGGAATTATAATCGTAAAAAAATAAAATATGTATGATGTTTATTATACAACTGGTGGTGGTCCTTGGGTAAACGCTGGAACTGATACATGGGTAAATTTATGGATGGAATTGATTGCACCTAAGTTAGATGTAAAACCAATTCTTTTAATTCATAGAACAAAACCAAAAGAATATGGAGATTATGATTTTCCAATAGAAGCTCATTGGCATGGAGATGATATTGAATTTGCAGAAAACCTTTGTAAAAATGCAAGAAGAATAAATATATTACATGGTCATTATACTCCAATGAAAATTCTTCAAGATAATAAAGATAAAATACATTCAAATATATTACATAATTCAGTTGACCATATTTTAAAATCACAACTAGGAACAGATGCATCACTTGGTTGGCATCCTTATTTAGATTCAAGTTGGGAAAAACAAATAAACGAATGGGCAACTTATTCTATATGGATTGGAGTTTTTGATATTTTATTTGAAAATAAAAATATACCTAACTTTTATGAGTTCAAACAAAACTTACCTTTATCAAAATCAAACACACTTGGATTCGCTTCAAGATGTGAAGGTAGAAAAAATCCACATTACTTAGACGGATTAAAATCTTTTATATTCACAAATTCTGTTGAATTTAGTAGAGTTTGGAAACAAGGTACTAAATTAGATACATCTAAATCAAAAATATATCATTACAATTCTAAATTTAAAGATACCTTTTATAATATGGATTGGGGAATATCTCATTCAGCATTTACAAATGAACCATTTGGATATGGAATTTTTGAAGCAGTTGATTATGGTAAGTTGCCAATTTTACATAAAACATGGTGTACTGATTTTGAATATCCATATAGGGTTTCATCAAAAAAAGAATTTAATCATATTTATACTAAGTTAACAGAAACTCCTCATTCCGAAAGAAACAAGTGGTTCAAATTATTAAAAGAATTTATGATTAGTAATTACACGAACAAGAATAAGTGGATTGAAGATTTTCTTAATATTTATAATATATAGGGAAAAATATATATGGCAACATTAAGTTCAGGAGATACTCTTTCATTAAATAATTTAGCGGGAGCAAATGGTGTAACACAAAACTCTAATGTATCACTAGGTACTATTAAAGGAGGTTCACCAAGTGGAGGTGATAATATTACTTTATCTTCATTTGCTGTAAATTCTATTGATTCAATGAGTGGATTTACATATGCAGTAGAAAGTACAACAGAAACATATACAATAGGTTCAACAGGAGGAGGTTCAAATTTCGGAACACATAATGCAGTTTATAGTGGAAATGTAACTTGGACAATTCCAGTAGGTTCAAAAATATCATTAAATACTAATAGTGGATTATCTGCAACATTTGATGTAGCAGCAATGGATAATTCAGATGGAGTATTAGATACTCAAATAACACATACTATTAGAGGAGTTTTTGCAGATGGATATAACGACCACATTGGTTCAGCGAATGGATATGGTGTAAATAAAGATAAAACAGTTTATTCAATTGATACTTACGATGGTAACACAACAGGATTATGTTTAACATCAGATACACCAGTTACATTAGATGATGGTTCAACGATTCCAATAGGAGATGTAGAAGAAGGAATGAAATTACAAGGATATTCTCTATATGGATTGGGAGATTTTGAAGATTCTGAATATATGCAATGGCGTTCTAATAATTTAAATGCAGAAAAGGTTGAAGTAGAAGTTGAAAATGCAATTTTTTCATTTGCAAGTAAATATTACGATATAAATTATGGAGATGTAAAATGTACATCAGAACATCCTTTCCTAATATTAGAAGGTGGTGAATATAGATTTAAAAGAGCTCACTTATTAAATGAAGGAGATATTTTAATAAAAGGTAATGATAATCTTACAGAAGAAGTAACGATTGAAAAAATTGAAGTTGTTGAAGAAGATGTAGAAATAGTATCTTTAGATGTATCAAATACAGATACATATATAGCTAATGGTTATATAACACACAACAAAGGAACAAATTCACATACAGATTTTGATGGACCAACTGCACCAACAAGTGTATCATACTCACATCCAAATTTATCATGGAGTGGAGGTACTGCAGATACTGATTCTGGTGGTATTACTGCTTATGATATTCAAGTAGATAATAATTCTAATTTTAGTTCACCAATAATCGATGAAACTAATTGGAATGCAACAACAATGCAATTATCTGGTAATATTGCAGCTGGTACATATTATGCAAGAGTAAGAAACGTACAATCTGGTTTGAGGTCAGCTTATCAAACTGTTGGAGGTAATAATACTGCTATTACAGTAGCTTCATGGCCAGCATAAAAAATTACGTTTAGTAAAAAACTATATATTTATATATACGAACAGAATATTAACTTAAATATATCAAAATGGCAGAACAAATCAAGTTTACAGAAGAAGAAGTTTCACAAATAAATACCTTAAGACAAAACGTTGCTAACGTATTTACAAGATTAGGTCAACTACAAATCGAAAAGAAGAGAAGAGTTACTGAAATTGAAAATCTAGAAAAAGGTATTTTTGATGAACATCAATCTTTAATAGAAGAAGAAAATAAACTTTTTCAAGGTTTAAATGAAAAATATGGTGATGGTAATTATGACCCAAATACCAATGAATTTATACCAGCAGAAAAAGAAACAGAAAATATTGAAGAGAGTAAATAGTAAAAATTATATTTTGAATAAACTTATTAATACTTATATAAGAGTATCATAATACAAAAACATAACAAGGAGTAAATAAAATGGCAGAAAAAATTGTATCACCTGGTGTATTTACGAGAGAAAACGACCTTTCTTTCTTATCACAAGGGATTGGTGAAATCGGAGCAGCAATAATTGGACCTTTCCACAAAGGACCTGCTTTCGTTCCAACCGTTGTTAATACACAATCAGAATTTGAAGAAAAATTTGGTACACCTGATGGTTCATACTATACAGGATATACCGTACAAAACTACCTAAGAGAAGCAGGAACAGTAACTATTGTTCGTGTAGGAAATATAGGTGGTTATACACAAACAGTTCCACTTGGTATTCAAGCAGGTGGAAAAATAGTTGGAACACTATTCGAAACTCATAATGGAAAAGGAACACTTGGAGGCTCAACTGCAACAAGTGCTTCTGCAGCAGCAGATGAATTGAATATTGATTTAACTGGTTCAGCAGTAGCTGTATCAGCATCTATTGACCCATCAGCTGGAAATGATTTAGAAAGTGTATTTGGAAGTAACCCAAGAGGAAGTAAAGATGCATATGTTTACAATTACTTCGAAAGTACTGCGGCAAGTGCTTCAGCAGCAACACATGATGATATCCAAATTGTAGAACTAAGTGATAATGTTTTTGCAAACGATATTCAACACGCAACTACTCCTTATATACAATCACAGTTGATTTCTGGTGAAAGACATGACTTATTTAGATTCCACACTTTAGGTGATGGTACTAACTATAATAAAGAATACAAAATTGGTATTTTTAACGTAAAAGCAGCAGGTTCTTCGAACTCTACTGATTATGCAACATTCTCAGTTGTAGTTAGAAAATATAGTGATATAAATAAAAGAAGTAGTGTACTTGAAACGTTCAATAACTTGAACTTAGACCCTGCATCTCCAAACTATATCAAAAAAGTAATTGGTGATAGAAACCTTACAATCGATGCTAATGGAAAACAAACAGAAAATGGTGATTACCCTAACTACTCAAACTTTATTAGAGTAGAGTGTAGTGAAGAGGGTTCATTCCCAATAACTGCGGCACCATTTGGACATGGAGCTTATACTAATCCAATTTTCCTTGGAAGTAGTGAATCTAGAGTACCTGCAGTAATATTTGCGACAGGTTCAGAAAACAACACAGCATCTAATTCAGTACAATATAGTGGTATTGATTTAGAAACTGCACAAGTTAAAATTAATAATAACAATTATCTAGCTCCAATCCCAAGTAGTGCAACTACTGGTGGAAACACTGCTTTTGCATTCGATGCAGCATTTACTGCAATCGTTGGAGGAGTTCTTTCAACTAAAAACTTTGGATATACAATATCTACATCAGATAGTACTTCAGATATTAACAAGAGACAGTTTATCGTTGGATTCCAAAGTGGATTTGATGGTGCTAACCCAACAGTAAAAGAAGCTAAATATGGTGATGCTGATTGGGGTGCTGGTAACTCTCAAGGATTTAACTTATCTAGTTCAACTGCAAGTGGTTCAGTTGCTTATGTAAAAGCAATTAACGCAGTATCTAATCCAGATGATTTTGATATCAACTTGGTATCTACACCTGGTGTTGTAAGAAGATTACATTCTTATGTATTTGATAAAGTAGTTGATATGGTAGAAGCTAGAGAAGATGCATTCTTTATTGGTGATGCAACTGATGGAGCAGATACAATAGCTCAAGCAGTTACTCAAGGTGAAGCAGTAGATTCTAACTATGTTGGTGTTTACTACCCATGGGTTAAAACAATAGATAGAAATACAAACAAACTTACTGCAGTTCCACCATCAGTATTGATGCCTGGAATTTATGCTGCTAATGATGCAGTTGCAGCTGAGTGGTTTGCACCTGCTGGATTGAACAGAGGTGGTATCGTGGGAGCGGTTAGTGTATTAAATAGATTAACTCACTCAGAAAGAGATACATTATATGAAGGAAAGATTAATCCAATTGCTCAGTTCCCTGGCGAAGGTATTGTAGCGTTTGGACAAAAAACTTTACAAGATAAGGCATCTGCTTTAGATAGAATCAACGTAAGAAGATTAATGATTAAAGTTAAGAAGTATATTGCTTCAACTTCAAGATACTTAGTATTCGAACAAAACACTTCTCAAACAAGAAGTAGATTCTTAAATACTGTGAATCCTTATTTAGAAGGAATACAACAAAGACAAGGACTATATGCATTTAGAGTGGTGATGGATGAATCAAACAACACACCTGATGTAATCGACAGAAACATATTGGCTGGGGCAATTTACCTACAACCAACGAAAACTGCTGAATTCATCGTGTTAGATTTCAATATATTACCGACTGGAGCATCGTTCTCGGCATAATTTAATAAAAATAAAAAAGAACTATATTTATAGTAGAATATAATTAGGAGAAAACAAAATGGCAGAAGTATTAGAATTTAACGATATGTTTTATACCAACTTCGAACCGAAGATGAAGAATAGGTTCATCATGGAAATCGATGGTATCCCTTCATATCTTATAAAAACAGCAAACAGACCTTCAATACAATTTGAAACTGTTACACTAGACCACATTAACGTTAAAAGAAAACTTAAGGGAAAAGGTGAGTGGCAAGATGTAGAGATTACTCTATATGACCCAATCGTTCCTTCAGGAGCTCAAGCGGTAATGGAATGGGTGAGATTATCTCACGAATCTCTAACTGGTAGAGATGGATATGCAGATTTCTATAAGAAAGATATCCAATGTTACCTATTAGGACCAGTTGGTGATAAAATTGAACAATGGACTCTTAAAGGTGCATTTATCAATAATGCAGTATTTAATGATTTAGATTGGGCAAATTCAACTGACCCAGTCGAGATTTCATTAACATTATCTTATGATTACGCAGTTTTAGAATTCTAATACATATTCAACATATTTTTATAAAGGAAAAAGTTCTCTTAGTGAGAACTTTTTTTATGTCTTTATTTCAACTTTTTAAAAGTTATATATTTATATACAAACAAATAAATTAAATGTTATGGCAAATTACGATTTTCCTACGGAAATAATAGATTTACCTTCAAAAGGTAAATGTTACGAAGAATCAAACCCATTATCAAAGGGTAGTGTTGAAATCAAGTATATGACAGCAAAAGAAGAAGATATACTTGCATCACAAAATTTGATAAGGAAGGGGGTGGTACTTGACAAACTCTTCGAATCAATTGTGGTTCAAAAAGATATTAAAGTTGACGATATTTTAATCGGTGATAAGAATGCTATTTTATTAGCAACTCGTATTTTAGGATATGGTAAAGATTACAATGTAGATGTGATAGACCCTTTTACAGGTGAAAATCAAAAAGTTGTAATAGACCTTTCAAAAGTACAAATCAAAGAATCAAACAATGACTTATTTAATTCTAGTAATAGATATGAATTTGAATTACCTATTGCAAAAAAGAAAGTTATTTTTAAGTTATTAACTCATAAAGATGAGAAAGATATAAGTAGTGAAATACAAGCACTACAAAGAATACAAAAAGGAGAAACTGTTTCTCAAGATATCACTACTCGTTTAAGATATATGATACAAGAAGTTGATGGAAAGAGTGATACAGGATTCATTAATAACTTTGTAAAAAACAATCTATTAGCTAGAGATTCAAGAAGCTTAAGAAATTATGTAAAAGATTTATCTCCAGATTTAGATTTAACATATCAGTTTACTTCTGATATAACAGGTGAAAAGGAGGCACTTGACATACCTTTAGGTGCCGGGTTTTTTTACCCTACCGACTGATTACTCGATTCAACTTCATAATCAGATTTGGGAAATGGTTAACTATGGTAATGGATTTACTTGGTCAGAAGTTTATACCATGCCAATCCATTGGAGAAGGTTCTATTTCAAGAAGCTAGCAGATGCTAAAAAGAAAGAAAAAGAACAATACGATAAATCAAACAAAAAAAGTGGTCCAAGAGGACCAAATGTAAGAGTGAGGAAATAGTTCCTCACTTTTTTTTTACCCTATATTTATAGTAGTATAAAACTATATAAAGGAAACCAATATTATGTCCAAAAATAAAATAGATGAATTAAACATGGTCTCTCGTTTCTTTGGAGATGTATTTGATAATTTAAAAAATGGTACTGCTGATAGAATTATTAAACAAGTAAAAAAGCAAGGTATGCCAAAAGATGTTATTAAATCCATCGAACAACTTAACAAAGATTCAGAGAAGTTAAGACAAACTTTACAAAAACTTAAAAAGTACAACAAGAAAAAATAACGAAAGTTAAACAATGGCTGGCGAAAGAAGTAGATTACAAGTTCTTAAGGAAATAGAAGCTCTTGAAAAGAAGATAGCGGATTTCAAGATTAAGAACGATATGCGTCTTAAAAAGAGTAGGGAACAAGAAAAGAAAGACCTTATACAACTTAGAGATTTACTAAAAGAATCCAATGATATAAAATTAAAAAATCTAACTACGTTAGCCAATGAAGAAAAAAGTATAGGAAATATATCTAGTTCCTATGGAGACTTCCAACAAAGTCAACAAGAAGTATTAGATATCTCAAAAGCGGCTGGTGATTTAGGACAAGAAGAACTTCAACTTATTACAAGTGCACTTCAAAGTTCTAGAGATTTATCAGACTTAACTGCTGAAGATAAAGTACAGATTGAACAAAAGAATGCTGAATTCCTTGCATCCCTAGATGCACTTTCACAAATTGATGGAATTAATGAAGAAATTTTAGAAAAATTAAAACAACAAAATGGTATTGCAGGTACATATGCCGCAAAAACTAAAGAACAAAAACAAGTATTAGATAGAAGTACACAAGCAAATGAAGAACTAAAAGGAAAAATGCAAGCATTTTCTGAAAATGTTGAAACTGCTTTACATCATCTTAAAAGTGCATATGGTGTAATGGGATTAATGCTTATTGTAGGAGGTAAAATACTAGATAAGTTTTATGAAACTGGAAAAACACTTGGTGAAGTAGGAGCAGGAATATCTAGAGCAAATGTTCAAGCTAGTATATTATCACTTGTATTTGAAGGTGCGGCAGAATCTTCATTAGATTTAGCAAATAACTTAGGTGGAACTGAAAAAGTTTCTGCAATGCTCAGATTAAATACTTTACTCATAGCAAATAATATGGGTATTAGTAATAGTGAATCTGCACAATTAGTAACAAGTTTTACATTATTAAACCAAGGTTCATCAGATACCGCTGCTAATATGGCGGAAACTGCAAGAGCTTTTGCAAAAGCTAATAATATTCCTATTGCTAGTATGATGGGAGATTTAGCAAAATCTTCAGAAGAATTTGCCTTATTTGGTGGTCAAGGTGGAAAAAATATTATTGAAGCAGTTGGTGCTGCTAAAAAGTTGGGTGTTGAAATGGCTCAAATATCTGGTATAGCTGATAACTTATTAGATTTCGAATCATCTATTACTAAAGAATTAGAACTATCTGCAATGTTAGGTAGGAATATTAATTTATCAAAAGCTAGACAATTAGCATTTGATGGTGATTTAGCAGGAGCAACACAAGAAACTCTTAAACAATTAGGTGGTATTGCCGAGTTTGAGAGAATGAATTATTATCAGAAGAAACAAGCAGCTGATTTATTGGGTGTTTCTGTTGCAGAAATGCAAAAGATGGTTACCAATCAAGGAGCTTTAAATGATTTATCAGCAGTTCAAACTTCAGAATTTTCAGCAGCTGCAGATGGATTATCAATGTTAGCTGGAAAATTTGGACCAGGATTACTAAAAGCTGCAGGTGGGTTAGCTCTTCTAAAGTCACTTGCAAGTGGAGCTGGTGGTGTAGTAGGTAAGGTAGCCAAAAGTGTTGGTAAGGGTATGGAAAGTATGGGTAGTGCTGTTGGAAATACAATGAAAAAAGTTGGAGGAGGTATTAAAGGTTTCTTAGGTAATCTAGGAAAAGGAATAGGTGCATTCTTAAGAGGAGTAGCGTTTGGATTAAAAGCTATAGCTAGTCCAAAGGTATTACTTGGTTTAGGAGCAATTACCTTAGCTTTTATTGGTATAGGATATGCATTAAAACTTATGGCACCGGCTATTGAAGCAGTAGGTAGTGTAATGAATGCAGTATTTGGAGGATTAACAGGTATGTTAGGTGTAATAACATTAGAAAAAGCGGCGGCTATGGTTGCACTTGGTCTTTCATTTAATATGTTAGCACTTGGTATAGGAGCACTTGGAATAGCTGCACTATTGGGTGGTGGAAAAGTTGTAAGTTTTATAGAAAAAGTTGGTGCAATTAATACTTCTTCTTTATCTAAAAATGCAATGGCAATTAATAGTTTTGCAGAGGGTGTAGGAAGATTAAATCAAGAAATAAAAGGTTTAGATATTGAAAAATTAGCTGCTCTTGAAGAGGTTTCATTAAGTTTATCAGTAGGTGCGGCAGTATCAGGAATTGGAGCTTCTATTGGTGGAATGATTGATGCAGCATCAAATTCATTATTTGGTGAAGGTGGAACTGATATACAGACAAAAATGCATAATGAATTAGTATTAATTAGAGAACATTTAGCAACACCAAGAGTTGTACAAATTGATAGAGAAAAAGCAGGTAAAGAATTAGCAAAATCAACAGATGCTGAAGCAGCAAATGTATCAAGTATGGATAGATAGGAGAATAATATGGCAAGAACAATTATGGAATTATTTAATGACCAAAGTTCGTACAAATACGGTACTAACTATTCTTCTGTCAAAGCAGATACAGAAACTTTGATTGAACAAGAAACAACTGGTATTAGAATAAAATCTGCAGTTGATATTAATAATCCTCTAATATATGGTAACGAATCAACTCGTATTGCAATAAGAAGTACACCTTCAGTTGAAAAAATGAAGGGAGCTACCGGTGGTGAAGGTGGTGATGGTGGATTAATTGGAAGGGGTTTAGGTGCAATTACTGGTGGAAGAATAAATTCATTAAGTGAAGGAAGAGATTATGTAAATTCAAAATTAGGTATTCCTGGTTCTCCAATACCAACATACGTTGATGGGACGGGTGAGTTACAAAAAGGAAAAGAACCTGATACCATGATTACTCTTGGTAAAATAAAAAAAGATGCAGCTGGAACTGAACTTGGTAGATTTCTAAAACAAACAGGTGGTGGTAACTTTAGAACTATTGGAAGAAATATTATTGGACAGGGTATATCCCTTGTTAAAGATAAAGTAAGAGATACTTTATTTGGTTCTCCAATATCCCTTGGTTCAAATGTTGCATCAAATCAATCATATGAGTATAGTTCATTTGAACCATATTCAACTACAATTCGTAATGCAAAAAATAATGAACCTGAAGAGGATAAATTACAACTTGTACAATCTCAAGCAAAAGAAAAGATTGATGAATTAAAAAATAAAACAAAAGACTTACTTAAAAAGAATAAAAAGATTGATGAAGAAGTTGAAGATAAATCTACATCTGATGAGGAAATATATTCTGTAAAAAATGAACAACTAAAAGTAAGAGATAGTAAAGAAACTAATCTTTCAATACCAACTGATGAATCAAATGATGAGGTTAAGAAAGATACTGATAATAAGTTAACTGAATCTGCTCCTTTCGGTGAAGAAGAAAAAGAAAGAGTTGATTATAGTGAAGGTAATAAATACTCTGATATAATTAGAGAAGAACAAACTGATGATACATCAGATGGAAAATTTACAAGAATAGACTTAAGTTCATTACCAGGAAAAGTAGATAAAGAACCTACATTGAGTTCAACTATAAAAGAATTAAACTCAGCATTTAGTTCAGAAAATCCATATTCAAAAGATATGCCAACATTAGAATCTTTGTATGGAATGGGAACAACTTTTGATAGTTTAAATGCAGATGGAAAAGAAGGTGAAAACTTTACAAGAAAAGAACTTGAAGAAAATGATTTAGTTCCAGTTTGGATTGCACCAAAAGGAGGAAAATCTGTACATTTTAGAAGTGTTATATCAGGTCTAACAGAAACAGTAACACCAGGTTGGAGTACTCAGAAGTTTTTAGGTAATCCATATGCTTCTTACAATTATGAAGGAGTTGAAAGAAGTTTATCTTTTAATTTAAAAATGTTCTGTTATTCTGCATCTGAACTTGCAAATATATGGACTAAAATTCAATTTATTACAACTAATTGTTATCCAAGTTTTGAGGTAGTTTCAGATAGTAAAGTAGTAAAACCACCTATTGTAGAATTTAGAATAGGAAATATGTATAAAAGTAAAGTATCATTTATTGAATCTCTTTCTTATACAATACCAGATGATTCTAATTGGGAAGTAGTTGATGGTTTACAATTACCAAAAATTGTAGAAGTTGCTATAACAATGAAATTCATTGAAAATGCAGGAATAGAAGATACTTTATATGCATATGAAATAACTGATGAATCATTAAAGATTATTAACGAAAAAAGAGGAGTTTCTAGTGACAGTAGTGCACAATTTTCCGAAGAACCTCAAACTTCTACTGAAACTCCACCACCACTTGATAATACAGGTGTAGAGATTACAGAAGAAAGTGAAAAACAAAAAGATAATTCTGGTATCAATAAAAATCCTAAAGATGAAAGAACAGGAGAAACTTCACCTGAATTTGATGAAAGTGTAACTCCTAAAACAAGACAACAACAGATAAGAGAAAAAAATAGAAAAGACCTTTTAGCTACTGGTAAAATACAAGAAGATGCTACAATTTTTTCTACATTAGTTAATGTTAGACAAACAATTGTTGCAGGTAGACAATTTGGTTTTAACTATGATACTTTGAGAAAAGAGAATGAAGAATTTATTAGTATTGAATATCGAAATGGAAATAATATAACTAGAAGAGTTTTTTCTGTAATTAGTGGAAAGAAAGGTACGACTGGTATTCACTATGATAAATGGAAAAGAGACCAAGCAAAAAAACAAGAAGCACCTAAAGAAAATAATTCAATAGAAACTTACTAGAAAAGGAAAATAATTATGGCAGGTAGATATGATAGTAATAAAGAGAAAAAGTTAAAGGATGGTAGAGTAGTCTATCGTACAAAAATATATCCTAATATTCCTAAAAAAGATAGCGATGTTTATGTTGTTACTCAAGGAGGTGATAGATTGGATACATTAGCTTATCAGTTTTATAAAGATTCTTCATTGTGGTGGATTATTGCAAATGCAAATAATATCCATGGAGCAGATTTTGCTTTAGGTGATGGAACAATACTCAGAATTCCAAAAGACCATATTTCAATTGTAAATAAAATAAACAAATAAGATGAGTACTGGATTTCCTCAAAGAGCTAATTTAAATGAGAGTATTACCAAAACTATATTAAGTAGAGCGGGTAATAATACTTTAATGTCTGAAAAAGTACCTTGGATACGAGTTACTTCTTGTTTACATAAATTTTTAACCTTAGAATCAACTCCAATGACAGATTCATTTGGAGATAGATATGGTTCAAGTGGTAAAAGTGGTAGAATAGGAATTGATAGTGATGGTAAAAGTGTTTATGCTAATGAATTAAACGATGCAAGTGGAAACCCAATTGGGCAAGATAGAAGTTTCAGACCATCACCTACAATAGAAAGTGTAGCTGTAACTCAAGGTAACGAAGGATTATCTAAAAAAACTAACTTTACAATAAAATGCTTCACTATGGCACAAGCAGAGGCATTATTACAATACTTTTTAGAACCAGGTACTAATATTTTAGTAGAATGGGGATTTAATGAAAATGATTCTGTACTACAAAAAACTATTATAGATGCTTGTGAAATTGCAGATTATCATAATATTAAAACCTTAACTAATAAAAGAAAAAAATCAAAAGGAACTTATGATGCTACTTTTGGTATAGTAACAGGTGGTGGAATGGGATTTGGTGATGCAGAAACTTATCAAATAGAAGTTGAAATAACTTCTATGGGAGAAATGCCTGCATATTTACAACATCATAAAAATACAAGAACAGGTACCGAAGGACTTAACGATACTGGTAAAGAATTTGATGTTGCAGATATTAATGATGATGCTGAAGAAGAAAATTCTGTTGGAAAGGCATTATTTAAACAAATGTTCAATGATTTACCTGCACATAAAAGAATAGATGTTATAAAAAACTTAGAGTTAGAACCTTGGGCAACTAATGAAGGTAACTTTGTTAATATGGATAAGGAGATTAGGACTGATTTAATAGAAGCTACAAAAAAAGGAGAGTTACATAGTGATAAAAAAGATGCTGATGGTGAAGATATATCAATACCAACAGATACTCCTTTATTTGATACTGATAGATATATTAGAGCTGCTTTAGCTTTTACAATATTAGATTTAACTCACACTAAAGAGTTCAAATCTCAAAGACTTGGATGTAAAAATGTATCAACTCAAAATCCTTATATAAATTGGAGAAAAACCATATGTAGAGCTCATAAAAATATTTTTTCAACTAGAGGTGATAAACTTATGATACCAAATAAATTTGCACCAAATTTTGATTTGGCATCAGCATTAAGTAGTCAAGCAGAAGCAGGAGATACTATTGAAACTAATGAGGCTGGAAAAATTGTAGTACAAGGAGATAGAGGAACAATGCCAGATGGTTTAAGTGATAATTTTAAATTTCCTCAAAGTGTTCCAATAGATTATGAGGGACAGGCAGCATTTGATTCAGATTATGAACCCCAATGTTATGATGCACACCAATGGGGATATTTAAAAGATTTATTTATTAATTTTGATTTTTTTATAGATTGTATAAAAAGTCCTGGTTTATTAACAAAAGATGTTTATTACAAAATTTTAAATGGACTTTCAAGTGGAGTTAATATGTATTGGGATTTTCAAATAGTAGAGAGAGGTAAAGAAATACCAGATGATGAAGATGAAAAAGACCCTTGTCTTAAGTGGTGGAGAAAAAACCTTGAAAATGAATGTAGAAATGGAGATAATGAATTACAAATTGTTTGTTTTAATTCAACAGGTAACACTACTAATGAATTGGGTCAAGCTAAATTTCAATCTAGAGGATTAAAATCACCATTTCTATCAGCTGAACTAACTATGGATATACCTTCTGCAATGAAAGGTCAGTTAGTTATGCAAAAGGGTTCTGATAAAGATTCAACTCCTAATGCAGAACAAAAAGATAAAGATTTTCAAGGATTATTTACAAAGTATCAAGATGCAGTTAATGTAGTATTAAATCCTTTGAGAAAAGCAGATGAAAAGGCAGAAGAAGCTCGAAGAAAGGAAGAAGAAGAAGCGGCACTTGCAAAAGAACGAGAAGACGAAAGTCCAGGTGAAAGAAGAAGAAGAGAAAGAAAAGAAAAGAATGCAAAGAAGAAAGAAAGGGAAGAACAGAAAAAATCAAACTATGAAGCATTTGGTAACATGGCAACAATTGTTCCAAGAGTACAATATAGAGATGCTAATTTAGATGTAAAGGCTTCATTTTTTAATTTGTCTGGTGATGATGTTAATATAGAAGATTTAATGATGGTTGTTGCATATGATGATGAGAGTACTCTTAAAAGTGTAGAAGAGTATAATAGTGGAAAAATTGAAGGAAAATTTGAACAGGATAAAGATAAAGGAAGGAATGCAATCCCTTTACCTATTAAATTTAACTTTACAGTACATGGAATTAGTGGAATACGAGTAGGAGATACTTTTAATATATTTGATTTGCCAGGAAACTACAAGAAAAAAATATTTCAAGTTACACAAGTAGAACATGAAATAGAACAAAGTATTTGGAAAACATCTGTTCAATCAATGTTAGTTCAAATAGATGCATCAGATAAAACATATAAAATTAAATGAAAAGTATAGAAAGATATAATCAACTTAATCGTCCTTCACTTAAAGGAAAAATAAGTGAAATAAATACTCATATACCAACTCCAACTAAAAATGATTATGATTTGGGATATGTTAGAAGATATTTTATACAATTGGTAAACGATAAAAATTCTCCAATATATGAAGTTAATGAAAGAATATATACTAAACATGAATCAAAATCATTTTATACAAGAACTTCTTTAAAATGGAGAATCACAGGTAATTTAGAAGAAAGCTATGATATAGAAGGAAACTTAATTAATAAATCAGTTAAAGAATCAAATAGAATAGCAATAAAATTAGCATCACAAAGAATCCCTAACCTAAAATTATACTTACCAAATTTATTACAGTTTTATAAAAATTAAATATATATAAATATACGAACTAAATTAGGTTACATGAATTATCTTACAGAAGAAGAAAAACAACAATTACTTTTTGATTGGAGATACAAAGGATTTTCTACAATAGAATTACTTAGTGAAGAAGAATGTGATGAATTGAATGAAGAATTAGAAAAACTTCGTAAGCAAAGACAAGAAACTACAAAAGAAGATGGTAGTGAATGGGGAGATTATGACCCATTTATGTATCCACACAAATTATCAGAAAAATTTGAAAAAATATTTTCTCATCCTAAAATTATAGAAGCAACAGAATTTTTACTAAATGGTAAAATAAGTGGAACACAAACTTGGTGTTATTTCAAACCACCAGGTCAATTAGGTAGAGATATGCATCAAAATGCATTTTATACAGGATGTAAACATAATGAATATTTAAACATTACTGTTGCACTAGATAATCACGATAAAGAAAATGGTGCAGTATGGAATTATGAAGGTACACATAGATTAGGTTTACTACCAATTGAAATAGATGAAGAAAGGGTAAAAACAAATCCTAAAAATTGGTCTAATGAAAGAGGTAAACCTTGTGTAATGCCTGAAGGACATGATTTCAAAAAGGTAGAAGGTACTACTAAAAAAGGTAATGTAGTTTTATTACACTCCCATACCGTTCATGGTTCAGAAACAAATCATTCAAATAGATTTAGAAGAAGTTTTTTAGCAGGTTATGCACTAGAAGGAACTGATTTTAAAAAAGGTGGACACATGAAAAGAGAACCAATTGATATATACACTATGTATAAAAAATATTGGTAAAAAGTTTGGATTTATCATAAAAATTGTTTATATTTAGGTATGATTAAAAAATACCCTAAACAATTTAATAAAGTTTCAAATTACCTCAAAGAGAAATTTGGAATAGATGTATTACTTGGACAAATTACTGCATTTATGGGAAGTAAAAACAAAAAGATTTTTATACACCATAATCATAATTTAGAAAAAAATGGTTTATATGCTCTTTTACATGAAGTAGGTCATGTTCTTCAGAATGATAAAGATAACCATTTTAAAACCATAGATGAAGATAAAGAACCCAAAAAGTTCAAATTTTATCAATACCTTAATGAAATAGATGCTTGGAAAAAAGGTCTATTATTTGCTAATAAACTTGGTATTTCTGTTAATAAACAAGATTGGGTTAAGGTACAAAATGAATCCCTCCTCACTTATTCAAAAAAAATAGCAAAATAAGTCAAAAAAAGCTTGCGCAATCCAATTATTTTTCGTACATTTACTATGTAAATGATTAATAATTAAACCTTAAAAGTATGAAAAATATTCAACACCCTTTAGATTGTTTTATGATAACCGATAAGACCGATACTGGTTTGATACATGGTTGGGCAGATGGATATCATCAGTTCAATGCGTATGGAACTAAATCAAATCCTCAAGTTAGTATTAGAA